GGCCAGTTTCCAGCGCTTGTTTAAGTGCAGGCATACAATCATAGTTAGAAATTTTATTTCGTATATTTGCATGTTCTGATTTTGGAATAAAATCTATTAAATCAACACTCATTTGAACTTTATCCAATACACTTTCGTAATTTGGATAATCAATATTTTCTGCCTTTTTAATTTCATTCACATATTCAACTGTTGCCATGACAACACTTGCATCAATCTTCAACTCGAAATTAGCCGTATTATCAATTTGAAGAACAATACGTATAGTTTTGATTTGCGCTGTGCCTTGGTCACCAGAGGGCTTATACGTCGGTGGATAGTTGGCATATGCGACCATGACATTATCTGCCCACAATCCAACTTCACGAATATTGAAGCCACCTACAGCTGAAGGAATCACACCATCAGCCTCTAACCAGTTTGCATTTGCGTTTGAAGGAGCCAAACGATTTAAAGGTACCCGATATACTTCATTCATCATCTGTGTAAATGATGCATCGGGAGTCGGTAAATCTCCTCCACCATCATCCAAATGACATATGTGTAATACCTAACTTAGTCCCATTTTGAATGGATTCTCTAAGTAATGCTAAACCTTGTTCTGTAAAAATCGAGTGATAAAGTGCAGCCATATTTTTATGCTCTATAGGGGATAAATACTGGTGATTTCATGCTCATAAAAAGCAAAAATTGGATAAATTAAGGAATTTGGATCATCGACTTTGGGATAGATAGTGACGTCTTCACCGCTGTAACAAGCACATGCCACATTTGTTTCCCCTTGAACGTTAATAACGTTAATTTCAATACCTTTCAGTTCTCGTGTTAAAGGCTTGGCATCGTTAAGGAGGTCAACTAAAGTTTTAGATGTTTTTTCGGTAAAAGCTCGTCCATTTGTATCAATCGTGATTTGAAATGTGCCAGGTTCATTCATCGGGCTTTCCTGCCACCATTCATGAATAATTAGCGAATATCCAAAACTTTCTACAATCGATCTAAGGGCGAAGTTGGTCCCTTTATATGTATGAACCTTGATTGAGTTCTTAATTTGCGCTCGTTTAACTTCTTCTGGCCAATCATCCTGCCAACGGTCCACTGAAAACTGCCAGGCTAAAATAGATAAAAAATCTGCAGGAGCATCATCAACACGAATCAAACTTGATAAATTGGTATTTAGCTCTGATGTTTTAGCCGTAGTTTCAACAATTTTCTTTTCGAAGGATGTAGTATTTGGAGGAAGTAAATTCATTATTCATTCCTCACACTAAGTTTAATAGCCGTACATGAAGCAGCTTGAAAGTTAGTTAAATGGATCTCAGCAGTTGGGCTAATAAGTTCTACTCGCTCAACACCTGAAACCTTTAAAATTGAATAGAGATCAGAAAAAAATACACCTTTACCAATACGTTTTGGTTCTTTTGTATAAGCTAAGGAATTGGCCTGTGCAGCTGCTAAAACTGGATCTGTCTCAGGTACATTCTTAGTGACTAATACAGCTTCAATTTCATAGTTAATGATTTCAGCTGATTGGACTTGTACTCGATCACCAGTAGGACGTTTTTTTTCTGCAGAAACATAGTTATAAACAATAGTATTAAGTTCTTCTGTCGATGCATTATTTTCAGTATCGCGCTGAAGAATTGTCAAAAGTGCGTGTGCTGGAGCTGGTGAACTACATTTAACATCTGAAACACGACTATCGGCTGAAAGCGTGTGAAACTCATAAGCTGATTCTGGTCCAGCAGTACTTAATGCATCTAATTTCTTTTGGATGCGGTAACGAAAATCTTCATCTTCTTCATAAACAGCTGGGGCTGGTGGTGTGATCGAATCATCTGCGGGTGTAATCACTAAACGTTTAACATCAAAATTTGCACCCCAAACATCTAGATCATTACCTTTAGCAAAAGCAAGCTGTGTAGCCAGTGCTTTTTCATTGATTTGATTACGAAGAATCATTTCACGATAAGCATTTTCTTGCAAAAGCTTAGTGACCGGTTCGCTTTCACGGCCTAGTGTTTTTCGAACAAGCTCTTGCTCATCCTCTGGATGAAGCGAAATGAAATATTCTTTACGTTCATTGAAGATGTCTTCATAGTCAAGCACATCAACAAAATTTGGTTTTGGTAAAGAATTAAAGTCAACACTCATAAGGAAGATCCAATTGAAAGAGGGATACTTAAAGAGGCCTGTTTATTGCTATCGACTAGACTGCAATCCATATCTAGAAAATATGAACCTTCTTCATTAGTCACTAACGAAACTGAATTGAGAATGATCCTGTCTTCCCAACGTAAAAGTGCAGTTGCAGTCGCTGCATATAACTGCAGAGTGGCGATTTCATCAAAAGGGGAGTCGATCAACTGATAGATCAAAGAACCATATCCTCGACGCATGATCCTTGTACCAATGGGGGTAGTTAGAATGTCCTGGACAGATTGACGGATATGATCTAATTCAGTTACAAGCTCTCGGCCATTTTCACGAGACATCATGGTATTGGCTCTCCAGTTGTCCCACCGCTATCACCAGGATGTTTATGATGTAGTTGTGAAATAGAGCCAGCTTTAACGTCACCTTCAGTACTGAAGTCGCCCTTTGAATGGCTACTTCCTTGTACTAGTTGACTACCTTGAACAGTATTATTTCCTGTTGTGACAGAACTCCCATTTATTAATAAGTTCCCATTGTGGGTTGTACCGCCTGATACAGCGTTTATTGTTAGGCCATCATTTGCATTAACTGTGACACCGCCATTTGCATTAACGGTAACACCACCATTTGCAGTTACTTCAATTGTTCCCGTAGGAGGAAGGATTGCCGACAAATGATGGGCAGCAACGTCATAAGCAATAACGCATCCATCCGCGAAAACGCGGATTTTCTTACTTAAATCATCAGAAGGAGATGGGTGTTCATTGTTGTAAAGCCCATAAAAAACCACGCTAGTTGGGCCAATCTCACCACAAGGTGAAATCACCATGACTTCCTCATCTAAAGAGGGTGGATCCCAAGTTGAGTCATCTCCTGAACGTGCATTAAAAAAGCGAATTTCAGGCGTAACGATATCGTCAAGATCTACAGTGACAAGGGGGATTGGTTTAGACGGATTTACGGTCTTGATTGTTCCGAACCGAATCAGATTTTCAAGACGACGATTGATGTCAGCATTCATGCCAACACTTTGCGTTAGAGTTTTTTTGTTTTCAGCAATTGGTTCTTGTGAAAATGGTTTTCACAAGTTGAGCTATTTAATATTGATATGCTTGAGGAATGAGGACTCAACCAAATTAATCTCTTTATCTGTAAATCCTAGCAATTCACGTTTTGGATAAACTGTATCAGGAGCAGATCTAGTTGCCCGATCTCTTAATCCATATTGGTGTACCTTAGCAATTCGACTGACACGACCAATGAAACCTACGGCAATTGATTCACTATTGCTTAGTACTTTTAGATGAGTGTTAGATTTAATCCGGGAAAACATTTTTCTTTTTATTTTTCCTTTCTGGTCACGTAAACGCGTACGTCTAGCTGTATATGTTGAACCGTCAGGATTTTGCTGTGCTGTAATATGCTGACGTTGGCTTGTTCGTAGATCTCTTCCAATATTCTTAGCCAGTTTTGCCCTTTCACCTGCAGACAGACGGTCCAACAAGGGTTGAAGATATAGGGCAAGATCCTGAATATTATTCATGGGTTTTTACCAGGGAAAGGCATATCTAAAGAACGTCCTTGAATATTTGCCGTGCGCCATGTTGCCAGCGTAGATCCATCCTTATCTATTAATTCAAAATCGGTAGGTGGACCAAACTCAGTATATTGTGGTTCAGTCGGGTAGGAGATCTCAAATTTCCCTTCTGCATTCTTTTTCACAATGACTCGTTCAGTTAAAGGGATTTTAAAGTGCAGATCATATTTGCTGTTATCAATGAGTTCTGCTTCAAAAGTAATGGCTTCTTTTACCTTATTTAGGTTGGCCATGAGCTCAGATTGGTTGTCCATAATCCAGGTGAATAGGACAACACCAAATACATCTACATCACCCGCATAGTCAGTAATGATCATATCTAGCGTATAGGCCATTTCAAAGCTATATCCGTTTGCTGCAGTACTCATTAATTTACCGTCATTTGCAAAGATGAGTAAGCGATCCGGATCCTGTGGTAGATCCGGAATCGCATTAAGCAAATATTCACGTAAAGCATGGGGCTTTTTCATGCTGCAGTTTTCCCCCCATAAATAGGTTCAAGATGATCCCATTCTTTTTGGAATTTAGCTTGATAGCCAAGTTTTTTATAGTTTTTGCCGTTGTAGAGTGTAAAGACTGTATGCCAATCTTGTTTTTGTAATGCTTCTAATAAGCCAGGCTTCCACTCAATAAACCGAATAAATGCTTCGAGTTGGTGGCCTTCGCTAATCTGCTGTTGATCAACAAATTCTTGAACAGATGAATAGCCGAGATCCTTCCAATTTTCACCCATAATTTGGAACTGGCCCCAGCTAGTAGACTTCAGGGCAGATTCTTTATGAATATTTATGGCCATACTTAACCGGGTATATTCAGCTGCATCACCTTTGTAGCCCCCCGTTAATGTATTCACTAAATTGGGGGTTATTTTTGCCTGATCATTAGCAAATGTTTTACCTAATGTTTGGCTTAAATAAAAATACATTCGATGGCGTTCAAATAAGATTTTAGCCTTTCCATTTTGAAGAAAACCGACACCACGGCCTTCAACTGCTCCGAAAACTCTAATAACCAGTTCAGGAACTTTTAAACGTATTGCAGCTTTCTTATAGTCTTCATCTTTCAAAAATTTACTTAATGAATCACCTGCTAAAGCTTGGCGAGTTTTATCACCGACTTTACCGTCAGCCACTAAGCCAAATTTACGCTGGAGTTGAATCACTGCAAATTCAGTACTTTCACCAAAATGACCATCAATAGAAAGTGGCTTACCTTTAATGCCCTTATAACCCATTTTAGCTAATTGCTTTTGAAGAGTTGCAACGGCATCACCTTTTGAACCAAATTTTAAAATCATGTCGTACTCCAAATGAGTTTGGCCACATTACCTTTTGTTCGCCAGATGAGTACTGCAAGAAGGATTGCAAAAATGGCATCCCAGAGCGTAACTGGATCCTTAAAAAATAAGATATGCACTGATTGGCCTAAAAAAGCTGCAATCAAAGTTGCTGCAAAGAATGAATAGCCACGGTGGAAATTTCCACCATGACTAAAGGTTGCAATACGAAAACCGCAAATGAGATAAGCTAAAACGGCAACAGCTTGAAATAACAATTCGATCATGACTTGCCACCTCGAAAGATATTAAGAATGTCGGAAAGCTTCGCAGTTTTAACCCAATCAACAACCTTGATTAATATGAATAAACAAAGTGTTGAAGTGATAAGGGCCGCCAC